CCAAATACATCTCTTGTTTGTATGTTAGGTTGAGTTAGACTATATCCAGTTACACCCGGTTCACCTTGAATCCAAAACTGTGTTGTTTGGTTAACTGCAAAAGTATATGTGCCACCACGCAACAACGTTAGTGTTGGGTTAGTTGAGCCGGCACCACCAGTAGGCGTTGTTATTATATATCCGTTGGTAGCATCATTTACAATATAATCAGTTGAGATGAAAACAGTATCCGCAGAAACCACGACTTGTTCTGGGCCGTTAGGTAACCAGTAATATTGATTATAGTTAATAATCTTGTCTAAGTTAGTAAACGAGTCCCATGAATAGAACTCGCTATTAAACAAACGATTATTATCATCAGTAATAGCACCTTCTAACTTAAGTGCATCAATGATACCAGGATATGATATAAAATCTTGCGCTGTAGATTCGTTGTTCTTAGTAAAGACAACGCCTGGTTCAAGTTGATAATCAACTCTAGTTTTTGTAGGTTCAGTAACGTAATAATCCTTAGGATTAATACCGTAACCAAACTTACTACCAATATAACCTTCTATCTTTTGAGTATTAGGTTGTTGTACAATCTGATCCAATGTAGCTCGTAAAAACTGAGCATTAGTTGGAGTTTTGAATATGTCTGGTAAAAAATTTAGTGTTCTGATTCGTGTTGCCATTGTTTATCTCGATTACTTATAGTACTTATCTTATTTGTAATTCGGCGGAAGTTAGTGCTGAAATTACTACCACATCGCTAGCCGTTGCCGCGTTTACGAATATCTCGTATGGCGCACATTTGATTTCATATAAATCTCCAAAACTCATTGTAGGGTCATTTGGTACTAGAACAACTGAGCTAACTAATTCACCAATCTCACCGTGAATATATGCACTCAATTCAGAGAAGTAGAATGTATCTCCGAAGTTCCAATTGTTAATGCTGAAATAGGTATTCATAGTAGTCAATGTTGCACTACGTATTTCACTATCACTTGCATTAGTGTTAGATGCCTTAATAACCTTAATAGTTGCTCTTAATGCAGAGGCGGCTTTAGGTCCAAACAATGGTTTGAATACAACACTGTTTAAAACAACACTGTCACTTAACATCTTGTAATCTTGTACTTTACTATACTCTTGGCTTAGTTCATTAATAGTAGGTTTGTCCGGCATAGGAATTGTGTTCGTGGTATCTTGAATCCAATTCTGATATTCAGTATAATATGCTTGGGTGACAACATATAAATCAATGATGTTTGTAGTTGCAGGATCTATACGTGTTGTATTATTACTATTGTGGCGATATTGATATATCAGTCCTTGACGACCGGGCTTAACTGAGTACTGTGGTTGTTCAATCAACACATAGTATGGCGTTGTGATTGCATTATCTTGCTGAGTAATATAAAATATATTATCAGCATATGCATAGAACAATTGACCTTCAGGATATTCATATTTTGCAACTTCAATTTGTGTTTTAGTTGCATATTGATAAACCACAGATGTACTGGGTACAATCTGATAGGTGTTCAACGTAATATCATTCTCTATCAACTCAAAAAATACATATACCCCAATATTAGAATTACCGGTAACATATCCTGTAACTTGTGTGAAGAAGTCTGGATTAGAGATAATAGTTCTGTCGTTCACATCAATGCTAGCAACTTCAACTTCAAAGTCATCTACATACCCATCTGATTCAACTGTTTGACCAATAACACTTACTTTAACATCTTTGTTCAACGGGTAATTAGAATTTGGTTGTGTGTTGCTACTAAGAACATTAACAAAGTCTTGTAATATCTTACCAGAAAATGGATCATATACTAGTTTATTTGCTTCGAATGTAAATCTAGTATCAGCAACACTTCCAAAGTAATATGCTAGCGCACGGAATGTCACTATGTACTTGTTGGCAGATTGACTTTGGAAATTAACAAACCAATTAGCATCATCGTATGGTTTAATAGACCAACGTTCTTGATTCACTGCTAATGAGTTATTGAATACTAATGAAAAGTTTTGTTGCAGTTCCATTCTAATAATACATTCCTGTATTATTTCTGCCGATAGTGTATTATCAAACGTAGGTAGTATAGTGGTTAGTATTGCTCCACCCGGAACATACCCGTTTAATACAATAGGACCTGTTCCATTACTAAAACCACCTTCGCCGTTATTATAACCGTCACCTATTACATTAAGTACAGTGGTCCACAACACTGTAGGGTCAGCTGGTCCCGGAACACCCGATACCAATCGGTTATTACTATCAAAATAATATCCAGTTGGTGCAGAGAATTGCACTAACGCTCCTTTGTTAATATACTTTACATTATTAGTAGAATATGTTCCGACAGGAATTGGAACTTCTTGTGAATTACTTAAATTATAGAAATAACCTGTCTCACTATTTGCATCTACTGTTTTAGTTTTCCAATACACAGTACCATCACCGCTGGCACTGTTTACTGAATATCTAGTATAGTTTTGCGTGTAATATTGTTTTGCTTTATTAGCAGACAACACTGACGATAGAGTATCTGTTAAGAACGTTATAATACTACCAGTTGTAGTAATTGTTAGTGCTAGATAACCGTTACTTGTATCTTGGTATAACGCGCCGTCACTTGCAAAACTATTTGTGCTGGAATACTTTCCAGTTGGATCTAACATATCTAAGTTTTTAGATACACCAACTGAACTGCGGTTAATCGCTTTTGATTTGATAATGGAACTGTATAATGTATATGGGAAGTTGTTATAATCTTCTCCGTTAACCATACGATTCTGTGTGTAGTAACGAGTTGGAGCACGTTGTTTAATATTAGCTAATGACTCACGTGCTTGAGCATTAGACACTGGCACTTGCAATGCTAATCCAATTGTTAGTGTTTCAATTCTTCCTACTCGGTTTACATAAGAGAATGCAACAGTAATACCTTGCATTTCAGAAGGATCAACTGTGTATGTCAACGCATTGCCTGCACGTACATATGATCTGAAAGAACCCACAGGTATTTCACTGAATATACCATCACCAAATATATACGATACTTGGTCGTTAAATCTTGAACCTACACTAAAAATCTTGCGCACACTAGATTCTGTTTGCAAATATGCATCAGCATATACGTTTTCAACTTCTTTCCACAACCCGGTAGTTCCGTTTGTAGCACTCAATTGATACAACCATGTATCAGTATTGTTAATACCTTGAATATCAATGTCAACTACTTGGTTACTGATTTGTTGTTCTAAGGTAAAGTCAAAATTCTGCAATGATCCTTGCTTGAAGTAGAAGAAGAAACCTGTGTTTGGGCTACCGTAACCTAATTTGTCGTTGCGATATAACATATTGAAACGACCGCTTGGTGCAGGAGGAATTTCATATATGTAATCTTCATCAACTGAGGTTACGGATACTAATTCAAAATTCATGTTTGTACCGTCAACCGAGCTAGTGAATGGGATGATCGGTAAACTATTTTGAGGGATATTAAGTGCGTACTCATCTGTCTTTACACCTAACAATTGTGCTGAATTGCCAGGGCGGCCGATTCGCTGTGCGTCCACTAAGGCGGCGTTAATGATAGTGTTGAACTGCTCTAGCCAATTAGGGTTTGCAGGGTCATTCCATAATACAGTTAAATTGCTTAGATTCAACCCGTTAACATCAATGACGTTCTGACTGGTTGACAAACTGACGACTTTCAAGTATCCTTGACCTGCTAAGTTGCGTTTAGGTGTATAGCTAACCAAGTTAGCCAATTTAACAACACTGTCTCTACGTTCAGCAGTATCAATGAAGTTTTCACGTGTGTTTAAGTCATTACGGAAAGCAAGACCTTGACCCATGAACGCCATAACGTCTAGTAAAGCAATAAATTCACTAGATTCAATATAGTCGTTAAATGTCTCTGGGTAATATACACGCAGATAATCTATGAAACTTTTACGAAGGGTTTCATAGTCGTAGCTTCTGAAATCGGCTTCTCGGAAAGTCTGATAAATCGCTTTCCAGTCATTAACGCCGAATAATGCTGATTGTCTTGAACTTGTAGCCATGGGATGTGTTCTCTTTTAAGTATTTATCATACTTGAAAACACTGGTTTTTAAGGGTTATTGAGCGGCTGCGGTATTAGTTTGACTACTGAAGAACACATTAAGAAATTGTGCTTGGTTGAAGGGTGTTATGGCTAATTCAACTTCAATTAAAATCCCGTTTTCTTGTGGGTATGCTTTAACTGAGTTGAGAATCATTCTAGGATCTAAACTAGCAACCCTAGTGATTTCATTCTCTAATTGAAACTGTACATCCGCAGTGTTAGGTTCGAATACAAACGACCATAGGGTAGTACCATATGCTGGATTTCCTACTTTTTGCCCTTGAGGAATATTCAATGCATTAATAAAATCTTGAATGACTAATTGTGTATCAACCGATCTGTACTTTTTACCATACACGATCGGTTGCATAATGCCGCCGGTACCGCCTGAACTACCACCTGCAAGGTTAGTTGACTGTGGTTTGTTAACGTTAATCGTACTGAACCCAATATATGATGGCATATGTATCCTTTAATTTATTTATGCTGTTGTAGCCAACGTTTGTAGCTCTTTTCTAATTGCAACTAGTTGTTCTTCTTTTGCATACAATGCATCTCTTGCAGTTTCAATACCCGGATCGCCTGCAGGCAAATCTTTCTTAGCGTTATAGTAAGCCTTCTTCAAATCAAATATTTCATCTTGTGCTTTTTCTAAATCTTTCTTAACCTTATCATATTTCTCATATGATTCTGTTTGTTTCTTTGTCAACTGCAAACTAGCGCTGGCTTGCCCGCCCGTGAAGTTAGGCATCGGAATTTTAGCATTACCCAATACACTAGTTAGCTGGGCGTTAAGTTCCCCTCTATCTAATGTGTTTGACGCAACTGTTGGGAGTTTAATAGGCAACGATCCACCAGCTGATAATGAATTCATAGCCGCAGATAGCTGAGAGCCCAAGCCTGGCGGCAAGCCTGATAAAGCAAGTGATGATAGTGAAGTAGCTCCCTTTTTCAATGCATCTAGTCCACCACTAAGTGCGCCAGTCAACGACCCTGTTGCCGCAGTCAATGCCCCACCTAGGCTGCCGGCGGCTGTAGTTAACCCGCTGGTTATACCTGTTATTGAGGCTGCACCGCTAACTAAACTTGCCGCGGCTGATATACCGTTGGTCGCCGCTGTTGACACCGTGTTAATCAACCCGGTTATTGCTCCTGTACCCGGGACTGCATTTAGTATTCCCTTTGCATTATCAACGACTGATGCTACTGCATTCTGTCCACCTGGGATAGCAGATAATCCACTACTTACACCTTGTAATGCAGTAGTAACCCCCTTAGTGACACCTGATATTGCTGAAGATACGCTGTTAGCAACACTTGATACTGTACTTCCCACTGCTCCTGCTACGGTAGACAATGCACCTGTCAATCCGGTAGCACTAGATAGTGCACCGGTAAGTCCTCCAGTAGCACTACCTACGGCAGCGTTTACTGCGCTTCCTAGGGCATTAGTTGCAGTACCCAGTGCACCAGTAACAGTACCTAAAGCACCTGTAATTGACCCGGGTGCGCTAGTTACGGATGATACTATTCCTTCAGCTTTAGCTTTTAGTTCCTTTGCGTTTGCTTCTGCGATTGCAGTTAAGTTCTGTGGTATACCGGCTTTCAATGGTTTAAACGCACTGGTAACTGCGGCAAAAGCTGATCCTGCGACACCTTTAGCAGAATCTAGTAGTCCGCTTATTCCTGCGCCTGCAGTTTTTGCGGCGCTAGATAATGCGCCTGCAATAGCTCCTAATCCACCTGTTGTAGTAGCTAGTGCGGCAGCAAAATTACCAGTAGAGATTGCGCCTGCAACTGCGTTGGCTGCGCCGTTTACTGCATTAGTTGCACCAGAGAGTGCCCCGTTTAACGCACTTGTTGCCCCATTTACTGCACCATTGACCACATTAGTAACTCCGGTGACGGCAGCAGTTGCAGATGAAGCAACATTCTTAACTACATCTACTGTAGCATTAACCCCTACTTGTGCTCCTGCCATAACCATACCAGCTACTGCTCCCGGAGCTTCTTTACCTGTCATCACGCCGGCTGAGGTAAGTGCTGTTTGTGATTTTTGAAATAGTTCAACTTGTGCTTGAACTTGCGCTCCTGTATTTTGAACTAATTTAGTTAATGTCTCTGCACCTGGCTTACCAGTGAATAAGTTGTTAGTCATTGCGGCTGTAACATTTGCACCACCTTGTACTAATGAGTTTACTAATGCGGCTGCACCTGGTTTAATAATACCTGCATCTTGTAATTGCTTAGGAGTCTGTGCTAAACTACCTACTGCGGCTACTGCACCTTGTGCGGTTTGAACAATACCTGCTCCTGCTGCCACAGCAGCCTTAGCAGGACCTTCTGCGGCAGATTTTGCTACAGCTCCTACCATTGCGGCTGTTGTGTTTTTGTCAATGGCTGCACTTATTGCTGCCACAGGAGGTACTGTAGCTGATGTAGCGGCTGTTATTGTTGCAGGAGCTGCACCCGCGACTGCGGCATTTGTTTTTGCAACTGCAGGTGAAGGTGGAGAAGGTAACTCTGAGCTTGCGTTTGTGCTAGTTTTGACATCCACGCCCTGTCCCCAATTGGCCCAAGGCGCATGAGCAGGAGCACGACTTACTATGCTTAATAATTTACCCGGTGCTGCGGCATATCCTTTAATCGCATCAAACAATGTATCAGTATGTGCTTGAATTGGAATAGGTGGAACAACTTTTGGTACAGTACCGGTTGAGCCTGTATTCAAATTTACTTTGCTTCCATTGATATAAGTAAGGTTCTTACTTGCAAAGGATGCATCACTACCGGATTCAAAACTCATTTGCGCATCAACTTTGTGAGTTTCTTTTCCCTTAGTATATACGCTATAGTCTGTTCCTACTTTGTGGCTAGTTTCTTTTTCAGAGTTTATGTTTATAGACTCTGCTTGAATGTTTAATTGTTTAGTTGCGTTTATGTTTATATTGTTATCTGCATGTAGGTTCAAGTCACCTTGAGTTCTAATGTTAACTGAGTTAGTAGAGTACATGTCGATAGTACCTTCTTTGCCTAACTCAATCCAACTCTGACCATTACTGTGTATAATAAACAAACATTGACCATCATCACTCATTAATATTTGATGTCCTAAAGCAGTACGCAATCTGATTAATTGGTCTGATCCTGTAAGATCACCGTCATCCATTACAATTGAGTGGCCACCTCTACGGGCGATAACTTTTAAATCTTCTCCGGTTGAACCAGATGTTGCCGCGCTTGCTATAGACTCATCAGTGTACCCACCTTCATAGATAGGGCGACCGGGGGAACTGACTCCCCACCCTACACGTGAAGGTGATTCTCGTTGTGCGCTGGTACTAATAGTCCCGCGAACTGGATCTCGTATCAAGCCTTGTTGACTCAAAATAGATGCTACATAACTATGAACAGGTTTTGGTTCATTCAAAAAAGTAGGACTATCTGATATATCAGAGTTGTTAGAGTTCATGTTTGTTACCGGTAGTCTAGTTGCACCACCGTAACTGTTGGCTTCTCCTGCGTTAGTAATTACTTTGTCACTACTACCGATTGCAGGGACCATATACAATGCTTCTGCTTTAGGTACACATCCAATCCAAAATCCATAATTAGGGTCACCGTTAACAAACAAACAAATAACAGTTGTTCCGATATCAGGTGGACTACTCCACATACCATAAGAACTTGAGTTAGAAGTAAACTCTCCGTAACCAGTATCGCCTCCTGATGGTTCAGTTCTTCCATAGAACGGAGTCATGTATGAAACAGTAGACCAACTATCAGAATCATCAGGGTCTTCACCGCCTAAGTCAGATATGTATACACGCAATCTACCTGATCGTGTAGGATCAATATTGTCCTTAACAATACCAAAAACAGGAACTTCACGTGTAACCGCATTACCTGCATCTGGTTCACTTGCCTTTGTTCTGCCTCTTGGTTTAAAATAGTCTTCTGCCATGTTCTCTTACCTTACTCGGTTGTTATTATCCACCAGTAGCGTCATCATCTACTACTGCTTTATTGACTGGTACTGAATTAGTACCGGTGCCAACTGCATTCTTTTTATTATTATATTCTGTTCTTGCCGCTTCGTTCTCTGCTAATTGTTTCTTAACATCATCTACAAGCGGAGTAATAACAGTATCGTAACTAGCTTTCAAACTAGTTAATGCAGACAAATCTTGTGGGTTTGCTCTTTCTATTTGAGCATCCCATTGCGCAGGGCCCCAACCGTTTACGTTTGTTAATTCTAGCCCGCTAGGTAAAAATACAGGTACAAAAATACTAGTACCTGATTGATACGCTTTAATACGTGCTCCTGCAAAAGTTGTTCTTGCAGTTGGTGTTGGATTAGGTAGAACTAGCGGTGCCGGCTCAGCCGGGGCAGGTGGTGTAGTAGTAGATGCTCCGCCTGTTGGGCTAGTAACTTCAGACGTAGTAGCCGCAGTTGGTGTTAACGGTGCAGGGTCAGTTGTTGTACTTGCACCGTTAACTTGTGCATCAGTCGTAGCAGGGCTTGGTGTCAACCCGGTACCCTCATTAGTTGATCCTGAAGAATTAGTAGCTGATCCTGAATCAATTGCGTTATCAACTGCTCTTGCTGAAGCTTGTGTGGCTGGTTTTGCTGGTTCTCTTCCCCCGGCTTTGTCCGCCGGTGCATCGTCAGTAGCCCCACCAAATGTGTTTATACTGCAATTTATATCCTGAGTGAACTTACCACCTTTAAACATGCTTGTAACTTTGATAACCAAATAACTCACACCGCCTCCTCTAGAGGCTATGTCTTTTAGAATAGCACTAGGATACTTCCAGAATAATATTGATTCATTAATGCTTAACAACCCGGTTGAGTTTTTATAGTCTTGTGCTTCTTTGAAATTAATTTCAATAAAAACTTGGCCACCGTTTGCATTAATAGTGTATCCGTCAGTACCGTAGAATTGATTGTATACATCGTTGATGCTACCCGGAGATTCTTGAACTAAAAAGTCTGGATCTCCTAAAATTGTAATTTTAGCCTCTGCATATGAGCCGGGATCAAACAAACTAGTCATGTATGAGTTCTGTGCTTCCATACCTACATCTGTTTTACCAAGCCTTGATTCATTTTGTCTTTTACTCGCAACAGTAGCTGAGTCAGTTCCGCCACCTTGACTAGTGCCATCACCAGTTGGTGCGATAGCTACGTTGAAGTATGCATTGTTTAATGTTTGCTCATAGTTGATGATCTCGGAATTTTTTCCAGTGTACCAGTATTCATAACGTTTATGCGGGCCGTAATACTTTGCAGCCGCATTAGTGTATGCACTCATGACTACTGGTGTATCATATGGTTGAATAACATAAGTAATTTCAAACGCAAAGTCGCCTACTTTATTATCCCAACCCAAACACTTTACTTCAGAACTGAGATTATACCAACGAATCGTTTTGTTAGTATCTGGCTTTTGTTCGTCATCAGAATCTGTGCCTGAGTCCGGTTGTAAACTATCAGTATACACGACTTTCATTGCGTCTTCCAAGTATGAACTCTGCGCAACAATTTGTGTTATTGCTTGTAGTATTGGGGTGTCACTTGGGAACACAATTTGACGTTTTGTACTGTCGGGTTTTGCGGCAGTGGATGTACTATCATTTACACCTGTACTATTTTTAATATTACTCATTCGCCACTTAGACTTGTCTAAGTCGGCTTTACTTACGATAGTTGCAGTCTCTAATTCTTTAAAACCAAGTTCTTCTTTATTACCAATGAATCTAACTTTGTATACGTTAGGTATCTCAATTGATTTGTTTTTCAAAGAATCTTGTTGCGTCTTGTTAAGCTTTGTTAATAACCCTTCAACCCCTTCACCTTCACCATCAATAGCTTCTCTAACAGTATTAGCTACAATAGTTGCGCCCCTGTCAATCCTACCACGTTTAATACCCATAGCCGTAGTTGGTGGCAATGATGCCGCAGTTATGTTGTATGTTGTTGCTCTGCCATCAATTTTAAATTTGATGCCAGTAAGCATAATATCATAGAATGTTTGAAATACTCCGCCGTTCTTAGTTGCGTTAGGATCTAACACATCACCTGTACTACTAAACGTTTCAGTGCCGTTAATAACTTTACCGTTTTTATCATACCCTTGAAATCTAACACCTAATATAAAAAACTGTTTTGAAGGATTTTGTAGCCCCTCAAAGTTTTTAGTCTTGCTTTTTTTCTGCAATTCTTCGGCTGCAAATTTTAATTTTGAGATGAATGAAAAACCATATGGTTCATAAATGTTGAAGCTCATTTCACTTACGTTAGATGAAGTCTGCGTTTCTTTACCATTTGTGTTTGACACTATTTTCAAATCATCAATGTAGTAGTCTAACTCAAATCCAGGAGCACGTTTACTAGATTTGTTATTAATACCACCACTCTGAGCAATGATGTACGCACCACCTGAACTGCCGGCGGCGTTTGCACCAGTTAACACATCAATCGTTTTTCTACCTGATTGAATGAACGCATCATACGCATCGGGTGTAATCATATATAAAGTCAATTGATAAGTGTAACTAGAGAATTCACCTAAAGGATTTTGTAATCTTCTCCCGGGCTTGGGGGCGTTTTTCTTGGCAGCAGGTGTGCTAGATTTTCCAGCGGTAGTGGTTCCGCTATTAGATCCTGATCCATTATTAGAAGCAGTAGTTCCTGTACCGTTCGTGGATGATTGATTGCTACCGGAATCGTCATCTGCTGACCCTGATTTAGCATATTCTTTATTCTGTTGGTCTGTATTTGTACTGCCGGGTGCTCCTGGATCTGCGGGTGCAGGATCAGTATCCTTTTCAGGATTTTTTGCGGCTGCAACTGCTTCTTCTGCTTTCTTCTTTATAGCTTTGTATTCTACTGCTATACCTACAGTGGCTTTCCATGCATCTTGAACTGCGGTAACCGCCGGGCGCATTGCTATTCTATCTTCAGAAGAGGCAGCATTGAACGCATTAACCACTGCATTATTATTCAATGTACCTTGAGGGTTTACTGAAGTTTGAACACCTTTGTATTCTTCAGTCATAGCCGCAAGTTTAGCTTCAGCATCCGGATCATTAGGATTGTCTAAAATTGCCTGTGCTCTTGCTTTAAAACTTTCAATGGTAGGTGTTACTTCATTTATTAATTCTTGATAAGCATCAATGGCTGCTTGTATATCTGCTTGGGTTGTCATTTATAAACCTAAAACTTGATTTAAAGTTTCTGCTTTGGGAATATAAATCCCCAAGCCTGTAACAAAGTCAAAGTAAGGATCTTTCAATCTATTTGGATTTCTCGCAGTGAATACCCACCATAACTTAGAATTGCCATATAAGTCATATGCTAGTAAGTCGGGTCTGTATTCATATACTGGTGTTACTTCATAATATATGTCAGATGGTAACATAGGTATAGGACGATAGATCATTATATCTAAGAACTTTCCTGAAACAACATCCGTGTTGTAATACGGGCTTGTTGCTGGGTATAAACTGTTATTTGCCATTACCAAATTCCTCCGCCTTGGTGTTTAGTTCCTCGCAACAGTTGACCTGTTGCATATTTTTCAAGACTGAAATTATTACTAATATCATTACGTGTTACTACCGGTACTGCCCCGATAGTCATTTGAATCTTTGTAGGTACATAGGTTGGATCTACTGTACCCGGTGGGGTAGAGAATATCGGAGCGGGTGCCTGTCCCCCGGGTCTCAAAGTCCCCAATCTTGTATTAGATGAATTAGGAGAATTATTTACTACATTAGACGCCGCCCTGTTTACACCTGCCCCAGCCGTTACTGCCCCTGCACGTATATAGTCCACATCAGACGGTAAGCTATAATTAAAACTAGTGATTGCTAATGGATGGGCGTCGAACTGAAATGCTCCCAATCCTGATAGATAACATAGCGGCGGAGGTGTTCCTGGTTTTGGATTTTGATCCTGTCCATAGAACATCTTAGTGACGCTTTTAAAGAAATGTATAACTGCTAATAAGTAATTTGCTTCATAGGTATCTTGTGCAGTAAAGTCACACGTAATAGAAACTGAATCTACTCCGCTGTTTCTATATTGAAATATCTTATAGTTACTATGAGTCAATTCTGTTGGGTCGTAGTTAGCTTGGTAGTTAACTTGAATTTGAGGGGTATACGGGAATATGACTCCGTCTGTCGCCTGAAGCGGTTCTAATATTCCCGCTGAACCTTTGGGAACTTTATACAAGTAATTTGCACTTGGTGCTAAACTCAAACGTACACGCCAGTCTTCCTTTTGTTTAAAGTTAGAAACATCTTGTTGTGTTGCTTGCGAACGGGTGTTTAGTTGTGTTGAAGTTAGGCCCACAACTGCGCCAGCGGTAGGGTCAAATACATTTTCTTGTATTTCCTGTGTTGGGTTGAAAACATTTTCTTCAACTTCTTGTCTAGGGTCAAAAACGTTTTCTGTAATAGAGTTTGGTGAGGTTACTGTTTGTCCAGGGTCAAATACACTTTCTTCTACTTCCTGAGATGGATTGAAAACGTTTTCTGTGACAGAGTTTGGTGAGGTTACGTTCTCGTTTGCTCTTTCTGTTTGGGCAGTATTTTCAGTTGCAAGTGCCGGATCTTGTGATGTTGAAACTTCTGGCTTACCCGAAGCACTATTAATTGATGCTATGTAGTTATTTAACTCATTGGTAAGCTGATTTTTGGTAGCGGTGCTCATATCGCTATCTGCAATCGCAGCCAAAGCAGTGTTGATGGCATTCAATACCTCTTCCGGGGGTATATCACCAAATACTTCAAATTTTCTTGCTAGACTTGTTGCTTTGTTAAACAACGCCATTGCTTCTGCATTAGTAAACATATATCTTGTTATCCTTACTTATATTTAGCACTAAATAAAAGTGCTGTTTTTACCCTTTCAATCGTCAAATCGTTGCATTTCTGCAACAATCATGCTATACTTAATACAACATAACAACGGAGAAATATGTCCCTATTACCAGCCCCAAGAAAACCTGTCAATTACTTAAACAACAAAGACATTTTAAAAGAAATACACGATAGCAAAAACACATACTGTGCATTTATTGCTCCTGAACTTCATAGGTATGATTTCATCGTAGATATGCCCACAGAATCACTAGAGAATAGTTTAGCATACGCATTAAAAACAGAATCTATTCAGCTAGCACGTGAGACCCGGGCACTACGAATGGACATTGAACAGGGCTTGACTAAAGGCACAATTGATCCGTTGTCTATTCCAATCACTGATTTAGTGTTTCGTGTTATGACTTGGGATCATGTCCCGGTCGCACCAAAACAACCACGTAAAACTGTCAAAAAGAAAACAGCAAAAGATATTTTTGAGTTTGACGAAGAAGATCCAGATGCTATTTTTGCTGACTTAGAAGATGCGGCTCCTATCAAAGCTGATGTTGATGACATGGTTCATGTCAAAGTAAACTTCCCACCTTTTCAACACTATAGATTTGATGACACTAATACTGCACGTTGTATTGGTAAAAGTCATTGGAAAGGTGATTTAGAAACCGGTGAGTTCAGCAAAGATCACGGTCAAGTTACAAACAAATTAGCCCGAATGTACATTATGATGTGCGAAAAATATGCAATGAAGTATAATTGGCGCGGGTACACATACAACGATGAAATGCGTAATTCGGCGATTCTACAACTAACCTATGTTGGTTTGCGATTCAATGAAGCGAAATCAGCTAACCCTTTCGCTTACTATACAGCCGCTATCACTAACAGTTTCTGTCGTGTTCTTAACACTGAAAAACGCAATCAAAACATTCGTGACGATATCTTAGAACTAAACGGTCTAAACCCAAGTTGGTCTAGACAAGGATCTGGATCCAGTTCTGTTTCATACGAAGAATAATCAATTTAACCAAGGGAGTTGCATTGCGCTCCCTCTTCCTTTATAATCAACATATGAGTAATCTTTTCAAAAAAGCCGCTGTATTCACAGACATTCACTTTGGTCTAAAGAGTAACAGCTTACAACACAATCAAGACTGTGCCAATTTCGTAGATTGGTTTATTGAAACTGCAAAGAAAGAGGGATGTGAAACTTGCTTCTTCTTAGGTGATTATAATCATCACCGTGCGAGTATAAATATTCAGACTTTGCAATTTGGTCTACAAGCACTGGAGAAATTAAATGCTAACTTCAATCGGGTATATTTTATTCCAGGCAATCACGATCTTTATTATCGTGATCGCAGGGATATCCACAGTGTGGAATGGGCTAAACATCTACCGAACGTACAGGTCATCAATGACTTCTTCCAAGAAGGACAAGTAGTTATCGCACCCTGGCTTGTATCAGAAGATTATAAAAAGCTACAGAAGATGAAGGGCAAGTATTTGTTTGGTCATCTTGAGTTACCGCGCTTCTATATGAACGCTATGGTAGAGATGCCCGATCATGGTGAAATCAGTGAAGAACACATGACTGGTTTCGAAAAAGTGTTTAGTGGACATTTTCACAAACGTCAAAGTAGAAAGAACATTTGGTACGTGGGTAATGCATTTCCGCATAACTACGCTGATGCGGGCGATGACGCACGTGGTATGATGATTTTAGAATGGGACAAAGAACCAGAGTTCAAATCATGGCCTAGACAACCGATCTATCGTGTACACAAACTAAGTGAAATCTTAGAGAACCCGGAAGGCTATCTATTGATTGACAGTCATGTTAGAGTACATCTTGACATTGATATTTCATATGAGGAAGCTAACTTCCTGCGTGAAACGTTCATCCCTGAATACAAACTGCGTGAGATGACATTGATCCCTATAAAGGGTGAGGCTATTGAGCAGGGTCAGAACAGTGATGGTCTTAAGTTTGAGTCAGTTGACCAAATCGTCATTGACCAAATCAACGCTATTGAAAGTAAAAACTTTGACAAAAAAGTACTATTGGACATCTATAACAACCTATGATAACTATAAAGAATATTACACTACGCAACTTCCTATCTATCGGTAACGT